AAATATCCCTGGATTATTTGCTACAGTAATAGTAGCTGGTAATGTGTTTAAAATAGTTTGAGTTGAAGAGCCTGTATTCCAGTTGTAATCTCTCCAACTAAATTGTAATTGAGGAGGATAAATTGTATTAGTATCAACCGAATAATACTTCATTTCAGGCTGATAATTTTCATTATTAACAAATTCGGGATTTTGTTTAACTATAAAGCCATCAAAAGTAGTATTAGGAATAGCTCCTGTATACCATGCTCTAATTATATTAGTAACATCAAAATTAACATCTTTAGTTTGTCTATAATTAAAAGTTTGAGATGCTGTTATAGGATAAATGTTGGAGTTTAATCTTGAAGGAATAACAGATCCTGTATACCAAGTACCACCACCTGCTGGTGCGTAAGTAGTGTTATAAGAACCAGTAGCTGAAGGGCCAAAATTTGATGTAGCCCAAGCTTGTGATCCAGAATATGTTTGCCAAACCCAACTAGCACCATCAGTAGAGATAGGTTCATCTAAATATTGGCCTGTACCCATACTCCAAGCGCCTGAAATAGGGTAACATTCTAATAATGTGCCTGTAGGGGATACTTCTAAGCCTGTGACAGTAGCTACAAAGCAATTTAAAGTAGCTTTCCAGCTTCCTGTGTCTAGTAATTGAGCTGAACTACTGATTCCTATTGAAGATGAAATAACAGATTCTATTTCACCATCATCAAAAGCGATTAAAAATCTACTTGTTTGAGGGTTTGGGTTTGAATATGCGAAAGTTGTTAGAGTAGCCTCAATAATAGGGTCTAACCCTGTATTCATTGAAGGGAACAATGAATATAATGTTGTGTCTTTGCTTGGAAATAGTTTATATACTGCCATTTTATAAGTTTACTACTCTACCTTGGATGTCTTGATTTGGATATTTTACTTCAAATATAGAAGGATCTAATGAAGGATAAACTACATTACCTACTGTAGCCGCTGTTATATCATAAGCGTATGGTGAGTATCCTAAACTTTCTCCTACTAAATTAGTTATGTTTATTATTTTAACTGTTTGTACACCCTCTACTCTATCAAGTAATACATAAATATCTCTTAATATAATAGGTTCATTAATTTGCCATTTACTAATTAAAAAATAGTCTTTTAAAGCTGTTATACAATCAAATAATACTTGATTACTGTTGTAATTAGGTAATACAATAATATCAAAATTAACTCCTATATTAATTATAAAACCGTTTTTAATATTAACAGTGTCATTTACCATTCTATATTGAGATAAATAAGTTGTAATATTTTGTTTTAAAGCAGGTGATGCTGTTGTTAATTTGTTGTTTACATCATAAGTTAAAACATATAAGTCTAATATAGAATTAGATTGGCCAGCTGATATTGATTGGGCTTTAGTTGGTTCTATATATGCTTTAGATACAACACCATATTTAGCAGGCATAGATAATGTTCTTACTAAATAATCATCTTGAGTTACGTTACGTAATTGGGTTGCAAAGTTTGCTGAAGCGTTTTGTCTAATATCTTGAATAGTATCTCCATCTCCACCACCACTGGCTGCTTCAGGGTTTGTAACTGCTAATGAATTGAATACAGTTTGAGCTGTCACAGTGTTTAAGTTTGAATTTAAAAAAGTAACAGTTCCTTGAAGATTATTTAATACTCCTGAAGAAGCATTAGATATTACTCCACCACCTGTTAAATATCTTACTGTTAAAGTAGTATTAGAAGGTGCAATACCATATGTTTTTGTAAAAATAAAGTTTGAAGGAGCATAAGCTGTTGTTAACTTTGTTTGTTCAAACGGTAAACCTAAACCTACGTTATCTGGGTTAGGGATAATTTCTTCGTCTGTGTCATTGGCTGTACCAGCACCAAATTGTAATTGTAAAACAGTCGCGCTTAAAAAGCGAGAAGCAAATCTTCTTTGTACTTGTTTTAATTGTAATAAATAAGGTGTATCTCCACTATATTGAGATAAATAAGGATCGTTTATGTTTGTGTTTTTTATAGAATCATAAACAGCATCTTGAGCTAAATAATCAACCTCATACCATTTATTCCCATCAGTATCTGTTATATCTAAAATACCTACAATTCTAGGAGAATTTATTGTTACTGTTGCAAACTGTTGAGGGGCTCCAAAAGTAAACGTGGTAGTATTAATTGTAGAAGATATTGCTTTTCTAGTTTTCTTTAATAAGTAATAAGTTGGATTACCTCCTGAAGTAGAATAAATAGTTACTTCTGTTGGGTCACCTGAACTTGAAACTGTAAAATCAACTGGGTCTTGGATTAAAAATCCAGGAGTGTTAACTACAGTTGTTGAGTTAACAATAGCATTTTGATTTACAAATAAAGCATAATCAAAATCAGGAATATAAGTTGAGCCTGAAAGTTTAGCGGGTACTTGTTGATAAAAATCAATATATGTTGTAGCAACAGATGTTACATTTGGTCTATAACCAAACATATAAGCTAACTCATATAAATTATTTGTTTGACGAGCATATTGTAAATATGTTTCTTGGATTTGGTTATCCATGTAGAATGATAAAACATCACCTACATAGGCTGCCATTTCCATAAACATCATTCCTGGTGATGCTTCTGAGAAGTCGTTGTACGTTGTAGGGAAATAAGTTCTAGCATAGTCAACAAGACTTGCTCTTAGTTCACTAAAATCTTTATTTATGTATGTTATATTTCTTCTTTTTATAGCCATTATGTAAACGCTAATTGGACTGCATCTGTTACACCTGTATCTTTGATACTATATTTTAATTCAATAACAACTTGATAAATATCTGGTGTAGGGTCAATATTTAATCTTTCTATAATAACATTAGGAAAATAAGTTCCTAATTGGGATTGAATATCTTGTTGTAAATCTTCAAGATTTCCTTCACTAATTTGTTGGAAGATAAATGCTCTTAAATTACCACCAAATGTAGGATTCAAATATCTTTCTGGTTGGTTAGTTAAGAAAAAATTAATTAAATTGGTTTTTATAGCTTCTCGTGTGGTATATGTGGTTTTAAATACACCGGGGGCATTAAAAGGTAAACCTACACCAACACCTGTTCCAGGTTTGGTATCTATAGGAAATATTTTCTTTGCTCCAAATGCCATTATTTACCGTTCATTAAAGCCATTATTTGGTCTAATCCAACATTACCTTCTGGTAAAGAACCATTAATAGGATCAGCATTTTCTGGGTTAAAATTACCAGCATATGCTGAATCAACAGGTCTTCCCATTTGCATTTCTCCTAAAATATTACCAAACATTGCTTGTCTTTCTGAAGGGGTGAGTTTTTTAGGTTGTTCAATATGTGGTTGAGCGTAGGTTCCTTTAGATTCTGTCATAGTACTAAAACCAGTACCAGCAGGAACCATTTTAGGGGCTTTAACAGCTTCCAATAGAATTTCTTTTAATTCTTCTTGAATGGCTTCTTTCATGGCCTCTTTAATAATTTTTTTAAAATCTGATGGTTTCATTATTTATAAATATTGGGTTAATAAGCTTTTAAATTATCTCTATCAATTATTAGTTTAAGTTCATTAATGAGAACTTGTGGAGTTGTTGTAAATGATAACTCTGTCTCAATTAAAGGAATACCTTGAGAATTTTTACCAACTGCTTTTCTACGAGTAACAGTATCTGTAAAAGGTACTTCTACAATTTCAAGGATAAATCCTTGATAAGTCATCTCATTTACTGTTTGATTTGCTTTTGCTTGTGAAATAGATAATGTTTTTATTTCATCTGAAATAGGGTCTAAAGTAGCATTAGGATCACATTTTAATAAATTAAAATCTATACTTTCTAAAGCTGTAATAGAGGCTAAAACAAATAAATTAATTATAGAAAGAGCTAAACTAGATGCTGATGCTATTGTTTTATATTTTTTAATTCGAGACTGCCATTCAGCGTCTAAATTTAAAGTTATTTTAGCAGCATCTAGAGTATTTAACACAGTAGGTAAAGCTGTTGCTAATGCGGGATTAAGAGCAGCTGCTATTTTAGCTGCAACTTTAGAAGCCTCAATAGAATTATTAGCACCTTGTAAAATAGAAAGAGCAGCTGAAATGCCTGTTAATATTGTTGCGGAGGTGTCTATGATTTTTCCTACTTTATTTAATGAACTAACAATATTATTTCTTTTATTTATTAATTGTTGTAAAGTAGCGGCATCTGGGCAAGTATTAGTATTTTGATATTTTTCTATTAATTCTTTTTGTAAGGCATCTAAGGCAGGTTGAATAAGAATAGGAATTTGATCTCCTAAAACCATTAACAATTGGGGTAAAGCATCTGCTCCTTGAGATTTTATATAGTCAGGAGTAGCATTATTTAATTTTTCAGCTGTTATATAGTCATATCCTGCCATTATTTAGTGTAGCTTATATTAGATTTTATATTAGGTAAAATATTTTGTTCAATTGCTGTTACTTGACCATTTAACACTTTAGCGGCTATGTTTATTGTTGCTACTTCTTTTGCTGTAAAAACAGCATTAGTAAATGTTTTAATACTAGTAATTAATTGCTGAAGTAAATCTTGAGTTATATTACCATACAATAAAGGCTCAGTAGCATTTTTATCTCCTAATTTAATAGATCCAACTTGATTAATATCAACAAATGTTTGTAACACTACTTGACCATTTGGGGAATCAACATTAAAATTAGAAGTATTTAAATTAATTGATTTATTAGAAGTTAATAAAATATGATCATTAGTAGAATTAAATACTAATCGTCCTGAATTTAAAACTATTTGGTTTCCTGTGTATTGTCTAGGTTCTGTAGGAGCTGATCCTATAGGGTAACTATTATATGAGGTATTAGCGGCTGTTAATGGAATTCTTTGAGTACTTGTTAAATATATTGAAGAATCATTATCATTGATATTTTCAGTAACAGGTATCCATCCTTCTTCTCCTACTTGATTTCCTTGACCATTTCTTAAAATAATAATAGGATCACCACTTGAACCTGTAGTAGACCAATTGTTTAATCCTATAGGACTATTTGTTTTAGTTGTGACTGTAGAGCCTAATCTAATTGAATTGCCCCATCTACCTTCTGTTATAATATCACCTTCAAAAGGTAATAAGGGATGAATATTTGAACGTTCAACAAAAGTATCACCTAAATAAATTTCAGTTGATTGGTCTGTTACTCGTCTAATATTTCCTAATTGAGTTTGTTGATAGTCTACTTGTTGAGATTCTGGTAGTTGGTTAGGGTTTTTAGGGTAACCATTATGGTGAGGATGATTCCAAAGAGCTACAACATTAATATAATAAATAGCTACATTAGAAGTTATAACTCCTATTTCAGTATCAGGTAGAGGAATAACATAAACTATTTCATTAACTAAAGGTAAATTTTTAATATTACCTAATAAAGGTTTAGCTGTTGGTCTAGCATTTCCTGAAAATGGTCTTGCAACTGATTCATATTCTATAGTACCTAAAGCGTTCCATCCACCTAGTTCTTCAAAACGAGGGTGAGTTTCATCTAAAACAATACTCATAACCCTAACAGATGTTAAATTTCCTAGATTAGAACCAACATTAAATTTAGTGATTCCTTTAGTACCACTTAAAGTAGAGAATAAGGATGTTTGACCGTATTTACTATTATTACTAGACATTACTTATCTCCTTTAGTTAAATCATTAACAGCAGCAAGTAATTGTTCTTTTTCTTCATCAGAAATGGTTAATGAGCCATCAGTGGCTGTTGTGTTCATAGCACGTTGGGCTAAAGCTGCCATTTTGATTAATAAATCATCATTTTTAACACTTATCTCAAGGTATTCTTTAATTAAAGGTACTACTAATGTAGCATCACCTATTTCAGATATGAGTGGCTTTAACTCATTAATAAGTGCTGAGACTTGTTGGTCTTTTTTCTGTTGGTTATTGTAAATTTCTTCTAAAATATTAGAAAATTTTTTCTTACCAAAGA